AGTTTGGCTAGTAAATACATGGGCACTGCATTACAAAACAACCCTAATGCTGAAAGACGTTTACAACAAGAAGGAATTAATATTGAAGATATGCTGTCCGTAGATAGTATTTTAGGAGGACAGGTAAATATAGAAAGCCGTAAAGAAAAATTAGCAATGAATATTAAAGATGTTGTTGGTCAGGATGTTACTATGGGACAGTGGCTTAGTTCTCTTGTAGAAAAGGCTAATGAAGGAGGAGATGATGGAGCATTTGTAGCTGTTTATGAATTTGGTTCTGACAACAATGCCACTGAACCATTAACTAAATGGAAAGAATTAGCTGAATATTTAGGTTATCCAAACGTAGATAAACTGGCAGACATCCTTCCAAAAGGAAAGATTCAAGACGAGTTTAAAAAATTACTTGAAGATAGAGATAATCAATAATAAAAGGAAAAATACATAATGAGTGAATTAGTTGATAAAGCGATTAGTGGTGCTAAAAAAGTAGGGGGTTTCCTTGTTGAAAATGTAGATATAAGACCAGACAGCACAGAACCCATTGATATTACAAAAGAACCAGAAACCACTGAAGAAAAATATCTTATTGAAAAAGCTACTCCTACAATAAAGTTAGAAGAGGGGCCGGGTATGCCTGAAGCTACTGAAAGACCACCAGTAGAAGAACCTGAGCTTGGTTTTTTTGATAGTAGAACTCCGGGTGCTAAAGACATTTTTAAAAAATTAGTTACTGATAATGTTCTACCTCAACAGGATATTAAAGAAGATAAATCAATTCCTCCGCTTAAAGGTTTTCCTTACGACACAAAAGGAGGAAAGAAAAATTTATTAGAAAGAATATCTGGAGCAGGTAAAACACCTATTTTTTTAGGTGAAGACGAGTATAAACTTGTTACGGATCAACCTGATGAATCTCCTTTTAAAAGAAAAACACCACAAGAAAAAGCACAAGAAAGATACAATAAAATAATGCAGGGTAGAAAAAGTGAATACTCTGTAGAAGATAATTTAGAAGAAAAAGGAGACAATTGGTTTTTTAAAGATATAGAAGGAAACGTATATTCTTATGCAGCACCAGATAAACAAACAGCATTAAAAAAGGCTTTTCACATAGACGATAAATTAAGAAGAGAAGGGTCTTCTATATTTAGAGACGCAGAAGGTGTTCCAAAAAGTTTTACAACTGATTTAGTTGCTGCAGACGGAGACGTGGGCTTGATGATAACAGCTGCTCAAGATCAATTAGGAAAGGAATATTGGACGAATCATAAATTATTAAAAGAGTATAGAGAAAAAAATCCAGATGGGTTTTTGGCTAATGCTTTACCTTTAGAATGGCTGGCAGGTTTAAAAACAATAGGAGAATCACCTTTTACTGTCGGTGCTCCTAGTTTAGTTCTAGGTCTTGGACAGCCATTGGCAGAGGGTGGAGACACTATCTTAGGTATATTTGGAGGAGACCAACCTCTTTTAAATTTTTACTCTGATGTTGCAAATATGACTTTAGAAGATGAAACTGTGCGTATGAGCCATGGTCAAAATATGTACACCGTCAATACAAACATCGGTTGGACTACCGGTGAACCGTTTACTATGGGAGTAGATAGAAACATAGGTGCTATAACTGTAGATTCTTTAAACTCCAATACAGAAAGAAAATTAAGAAGACCACCAGATTGGTATCACACTATCATACCTAGATTTGTAGAGGACTATGCTTTGACATTAAGTGTATTATTTCCTTTTAAAAAAGGTGCACAGATATACACAAAGAATTTAAGAAACGATGCTATAGATAGTTTAGGTTATAAATTATCAGATGACGGTTCATCTTATGTTTTAAAACAGCCACCAAAAGGAAAGTTTTCAGATAAACCTGTTTCTCCTACTAGAACTGAAATTTATACAGAGATGAGAAAACTTCATATGGAACGGTTAGCAGACGCTACAGGAAAACTTAATGTAGGAGCAACAAGATTTGTTAAAAAAACTTTTAGAGAACAACAGTTTTTGTATGGTACAAATCCTGTAAAATATTTAAAAGATGTTAAATACCAAGTGTTGGGAGAAAATGTATTTTTAGGCATTTACAGAATGATGTCTGGTAACAAATCTATTTTAGATCAAGAGAAATGGTATGAAAGTGGCGGGGCCATGACTTTAGAGTTTTTATCTGCAGGAATAGGAAATATAATTGGTGGAAGTATAGCAAAAAGTAATATAATAGGAGCAACTTATGATGGGATTAAATATCCTTTTTATAAAATAACTGCTACAGGTGCAAACGCAGGATTGCCTTTGCGTTATATTTCTAACAAATTAGCTCCGGGAGGTTTTGTGCCTGAAAGAGATTTAAGTCCTCAAGAATTAATTCAGTATAATAAAATAGGAGATGAACAGAAAAAAGAGTTTAGTAAATTAGCAAAAGATATAAAAGAAATAAGAGATGTAAATCCTAGATTAGCACAAGAAATAGATAAAGGTTATGAATTTTACACTAAACTTAAAAGACAACTTATTGCAGCTAATAGAAAAGCACCGGCTGAATTTAAGTTTGAGGAAGAAGAGCTGTACGCTACTTTAGGAACTATTTTTCAAATTAGAGGTTTGAATATAATGCGAGCTCAGTTAGCAGAAAACATAGAAAAAACTGGTAAAAGTAAAATACAGGTTAAAGAATTTGTTAAAGCTGCAGACGTAGCAGCAAAAAAAGGAAAAGAATTATCTGGAGTTTTAAGAAAACAGTTAGATAGTTTAAAAGTTATGAGCACAGATGAAGCAAATGACGCTATCACTCTTCTTAAAGAACATGTGCAAAAAGCCTACGATAGTAATTTAGAATCTATGAAAGTTTCAAATGAAATATTAGGCAAGGCTGTTAAGTTAAAAGTTATGGAAATGGTAGATAACATAGAATTAGGAGATGATGACGCTAAACTTTTAGCTTCTGTGCTTAGAGAACACGATTTGTTTAAAAATGATTCTTCATTGGAAAGATTAAAAACAATGACAAATGATATAAACTTATTAAGAAAAAGTATATCTTTAAATTATTTAGGTGGTGTTAAAAATCAAAGAGAAAAATTACAATCCGTTAGTGATCCTAAAAATCCAAAGTTTGAACCTTATAATGTGGAAATATATGGTAAAGATGGTAGGTTAAAAGACACAGGAAAAACAATGACTTTTGTAAGTAAAAATGTAGACGCTGCTCAGTTTATAGCTAGGCAAAGCCAAAAGAATGGTTTGAACATAGTTAATAACATCTATCAACATTTTAAATTACACTACAGTCATATGTATGATTCTGTTATTAGTTCTATACCTGAAGGTTTTGAAACTGTTGATATAGCCAATGTGTTAGTAAGCATTAATAAACAGATTAGAGCAGGAGGAGGTTTAGATACTATACCAGAAGTAAAAAGTAAAGTTAATGAAATAAGTAAAGATATATTGTCTTTACGTTTAAAAGAAGCATACAAAACAGCTTATGAATCTGCAAAATCGGCAGAAGTAACAGAGGCTAAATCTTTAGGTGCTTACATAAAAGAAACTAAAGAAAGTTTAGTGTATGAACTTACTGGAGAAGGTGATTTAGGAAACATAACAGCTCTTGATGAATTAGAAAATTTAAAAGAAATGTTACCAGATAGAGATTTTTCAATAAACGGAAACTATAAACATTTAGCCTCTCTAGAAAGAACTGTTAGAAAAGCACTTAGAAAAGAAAATTTAGATTTAGATAAAAGAAATCAATTGCAAGGAGCTGCAGAGGCTTTAGCTAAACAAAAAGAGTTATATTTAAAGAAATTAGAAAAAAATGGAAATCTTAAACAGGCAAATGATTTAAGAAAATTAGATACTAATTACAAAACAAATGTATCTAATAAATTAAGACAATCAAAAATACTTGCACATTTAGATAAGATACAAGGAGAGTACACAGGGCCTGAATTTAAAGGAGAAGCGGCTGAAGAAAGAGCAGAGTTACTTAGAAGTGGTTACGATGAAATAGATTCTGTAACAGGACTAGACGTAGCGGTACCAAAAGTAGTTACCAGTTTTAAAATTAGTCCTAAAGATGAAAAATTATTTGATTGGATATTTGAAAATATAAATCCAGAAGATATGGAAAAAGAATTAAGAATAATGTTTGGGCAAGGGTCTGAAGTTACAACAGAAGCAGGAATAAGAGAAACAGTTTATGAATCTATTGTAAATGGTTCTGTAGGACACCCCGGGTATAAAGCGTTTTTAGACAATTATGAAAAATGGGCAGCTGCTAAAGTGGCAGGAATGTTAGATGAAGCTGTGGCTCAAGGAGGGACAAAAATAAACAACACCATATTGTCTACTAAAAATACTGACATTGAAGCATGGAAAAGAATAGGTAAAGAAGTAGAAATAGGAGACATGCCCGGAGAAATAGGTTCTAGAGAAAATAAAAAGTTTTTAAGATTGTTAAGTCAATTTGAAAAAGCAACGAATGGTCAAATGAGAATAGGTAGGCACAGACATATAGATCAATTAAATGAATGGGTAAATGGTAATGAAAAAATAGCTGAGGCTTGGAATGAGACTATGATATTATCACAAAAAATAATTGATGGTAGATTTGCAAGAGCTGCTGAATTTAAACAGCAACAAAATACAGTTATACGAGCTTTAGAAACTAGATCAGGACAGTTTCAAAATTTATCAGATGCTGAAAACTTTTTTCAATATGCAATGACTAATAAAAAAGCCATGATGGACGCTAGAGAAGCAGCCATAAGAGGAGGCATGAATCAAGCGACTTGGGATAAAACAGTAAAAAGAATGTTAATAAAAGCATTGATACAAAGAAGAACTATTGGAACTGCTAAAGGAAAAATAGTATATGAAAACACTACCGACCAACAGAAAGCAAAAGAATTTTCTTTAAAAAACGGAGTAAAATTAAAAGAAATTAAAAAAACAAAAGTAAAACCTAGAAATTCTAGAGATGAACAAGAAATGTTTATAGCTCCTCAAAAAGAATTAGACGGAATGGGTATGGTAGACGACTTAGAAGAGTACGGTAAAACATTAGAAGAATATTTTGGTGAAGATGCAGCAACATTAGAACATTTTAAATTAATAGTTAAATTAGCATCTTTTATAGACGCTGATGAAGTAGCTACTAAATCAATTAAAAGTGGTAAGTTTGCTAGAGGAGTTACATTAAGCATTCCTATGTTACAATCAAGACTGTGGGCTATAGCATCTAATAGAGCATCTTACCATTACGCATTAAGTGAAGGTTTATTAGCTTTTGCTAATGGACAAAATTTAGATATTGCGTATGCTTTATTAAATTCTGATGCAGAATTATCAGGGCCTTTAGCTAAAATGTTAGCAACAGGAGAAACAAAGTTTTCTGCAGAAGTAAGTCCTAAATATTTAGAAGCATTTTACGCAGATATAGTAAGAGGATTATCAGAATTAGAGGAAGGTAACAGAGAGTATCTTGCAGCACAAGACCCTTACAGACGAATGTTAAATGTTCTGTTTGAAATGAACCCTCAAAAAAGACCAGAGTTTTTATTTCCTGCAGAACCTATAGAGGATCAAAAATTAACTTTTAGAAGTGATGCAATGGTAGAAAATAATTACATACTATACAACAGAAATAAATACATACAAGATATAGGAAAAAGATTTGTAGAAAAACTAAAGCAAGGGCCCGGAATAAATAAAGATTTAACTATGCAAGATATATTTGAAGCAGCGTTTGCAGAATATCAAGCACAGTCTCAACCATTCACACCATAAAAAAAAGGAGAAACAATGAAAGAAGAAAACAAAAACATGGGCAGATCAGACATGAGTGCTAGAGTACCTACACCCATGACAGATGCAATGGCAATGAAACCTGCTGTACAGCGACCAGTTGAAGTAAAGGTCAAGTCTGACGATAAGATGTACGGTGGTGGATATGTAAAAAACTATGCTAGAGGTGGTGGGGTTCGTAAAGTACGATACACCTAGTGTATAGTCTTATTAATATCTCTTTGTAATTCAATGGCTGCTGCCGTGAGCATTTTAATCATGGCAACAATCATTGCTGTATTTGGGTAATCCGGATTCCAATCATCCATAGCCTCTTCAAATAGTTCAGGGTCTATGTTATCTTCTTCTATGACTATCCTGCCCTCTGCATTCAACAACACAGAGAATCTGAACAGCAACGCTTCTTTAGATTTCTTCTTCATCTATCAATTCACTCCACTTCGATAGTTTCTTGTTTTTCACCTTCACTCTCTCATCGAGCTCTTCCCAACTGACAATGTCGAACTTCACCAACAGTTGTAACATAGCGTAAACATCCCCTATCTCTTCTTTAAGCAATTGATTTTCTCTATGGTTATCTTTCCTGATAGCCTTACTACATGCTTGCACTAACTCACCACATTCTTCCATGGTGATGACCATCAGTTGTAACAGTGCGTCTTTACTCATCATATATCCACCAACTCACAGACACCAGCTGTACAGGCTAGTTCCTGTGTCCCTTTCGTGTTATCTTCTTTTTCAAAGTCTTGTAACTTACCCCAGTCTATGTTCTTAGGCATCTCACTGTGTAATTTCTTATACTGCTCCTCATCAATATCTTGATACGGTGCTTGTTTATACGTGTGATCTGAGAATGGTAAGAAGGACACGCCTGATAAGTAATCAAAGTTATCCCAACACCAGTTACCTACGTTTACCCATTCCTGTTCTTTGACTGATATAGTTACAGACGGTTTGTGTTCACACCAATGGACAGCGTAGGTTTTCCACATCTCTAACTGTTCTATTGCAGACATGCTAGTTCTAAACACAGCATCCTTCGCTGTCTTCATAGGAAACGCAAACACTGTAGTATGTTCAGGCTTCATCACGTCAGGCTCATTCGGTATGCCTTGTGACTTCATAAACTCTGTAAGTGGGTCTTTGTTATCTCCTCTTACTGTTCTTATATAATAAGGATTGTGTCTAGCGTGTATACCACTAGCACTATCTACTAACTGACTGACTGTACCGGAAGGTTTTACACAGGTGATTGCTGTAGACTGTGGTATACCAAGTGTGCTTGACCACTCTTTGTTTACAGCGACAGCCTTCTCTCTCAGCTTGTTCAGTCTATCTGCTAGTTTAGAATCATTCTTATTTAATAGAGGACTATCCATAATACCTGTGAGTGACACACCAAGCAGTCTCTCTTCTTCTGTATTATCCTGCCATCTCTTACGCAAGTAACCAAAGTTTGTAAGTGTTGCCTGTATAGTACCAAGTATAGTAGCATGTTCTACCTTATCTAACAACGTAGCCATGCTGTCTGTAGGTCTGCAAACTACCTCCGTCAGGTTACAGAACTGATTAGGTCTGAGTATGATCTCTGAACAAGGGTTCGTACCAAAATCATAATCTGCTCTACGTCTACCATTCTGTCCTGCCTTTTCCTGTGCAGACACTCTGTTAAAGATACCTCTCTCACCAGATTTACTTTCATACAAAGACAGCCACTCTTTCATAAAGATACCAGCGTCAGGTTTTTCTGTGTAGGCTACAGAGTTGTTAGCAAGTGCTCTCTCCGGATTGGTATCCCACCATGCACCAGACTTAGCCATTCGTAATCTCTGGTCTGATAAATTAGATAGAGATATGAGAGCTGATCTACGAACACCACCAACAACTACAACCTCTCCCGTCTTACAAACAATATCATGACACTCCATGGCATTTAACTTTCTGCCCTTGGCACTTCTAAACTTTTCTATAGTAAAGTCAAACAAGTTTACTAACGGTTGTGGGCCACTGGCTCTACCACCAAATGTTTTCAATCGCTGTCCGGTAGGTCTTACCTTGGTTACATTTATCTTTGGTATTCTATTTGTGTACAGGTAAGATATCAAATCTCTAAATGCTCTAGCCCATCCCTCTTTAGAATCAGCCACTGATATAACATCTTCTGTATGTTCAAACTCTCTATCTGGTATGGTAGGTAACTTATCTACGTACTGTCTTTCAACAGAGAAACCTACACCTGTGCCATTCATTAGTATGTACAGGACTTCATCGAAAGAACGAGGGCTGTCCACAGGTATATACGAACAGTTATATCCAGCTATGTTTTCTCTACGCAGTGCCTCACCAGCAGTCATCAATGCTCTCATAGAAGGCATGACAGATGTTGTGAGTATAGCATTCTCTATTCTATCCCATGTGCTATTCTCAAACTTCACACCTATGTTCCTGTCCACATGATCTGCAAAGAAATTAATCAATCTTTGTACAGTCTCAGACCACGTCTCCCTTCTACCCTCTTCAGGTTTCCATCTTGAGTATCGTGACATGTGTATAAACGACTGATACTCTGTTGGTAAAAAATTACTCTTCGCCATATTCCATCTCCAAAATCATTTCTAAATAGTGTATTGCTTTGTGTATATCTTTTGCACCATCACCTTTTCTCCTATGCCTAGTAATATACTTTAAAGCATTACCTTCACAAAAAGTCAAGTTGTTTTCCATGATGTAATCAATAGGCTGTATCTTACAATCTTTATAGTGACTACCACCCACCTGTCTATTCGTAGCCATCTTAGCTTGCTTCTCTAAATTTGTTTTCTTAAACTCTTTCTGCTGCACAGTCTGTCTGATAGCTTCATCCATACTTTTAGGTTCACTCGCCATCAGGTTTCTCCGGTTGAAACTCGAACTGAATAACATTATCATCTTCTTCATCATCCTGTTCAAGAACGAATGGCTGTTCCACATCTGGCTTACTAATCTTTGTGTCTCTATATATTGCAATTTGACCTCTCTCTAATAAATATTCTGGTTCATTTAAAATGGATGCTGTAATTCCTCTCATGACTGTATAGCCATCTGTAACTTCTTTATTATCTGTGCTATCGTAACACATAAAATCTGTAGCACCATTAGGCTGGTCTCGTATTATAATCACATAAGAACCTTTAGGTATTACCTTTCCAAACTCTTTAAATATTTCTCTGTTATCAGACATCTAGCCACTCCTTTGGTAAAAATTTATCGCACCACTTGATGTCATATCTATCACACCAACCACCATACGTTGTTTTAGAACCTTTGTACAGCTTTGAATTAGCATTGAGAAACAAAAACCGTATGTCTAATTCTGGTTGCTGTTTCTTAATTATCAAATGCTTACCTCTATCTGGTGCTGTAAACTGCCCTTTTACTTCTATAAAAAAACCATAATCTTGTAGAAAAAAATCGGGTGTGTATGTACATTTTCTAATGTAGGATAAAGAACAGCTTTCATATTCATACTTTATCTTATGCTTAACCAGTTGCTGTGCTACAGTCAACTCAAAGTTCGATCTAAATCCGTGTGACTTCATACTCATA